CCTTAGACCAGAGTGTGCAGCAACAATTAAATTGTCTGCTTCATAATCTACCTAAATGATTAAAATGGGGTATTCTATTATTAGATACCCCTTTTTTTATGCCTAATAAACCTACTAAAAAGAATAAGAAAAAGAAGTCTGGTAAACTAAAAAGTAAATTGATGTCTCTTAAGATGTCTAAATCAAGTTATTAAACAATGGCTGTAGCTGCAACCACAGAACTTGACTGTATTAATATTATGCTTGCTGCAATAGGCGAAGCACCTATTAATACTTTGACAGGTACTTTACCTGTAGATGCTAAGACTGCACAAAAAACTTTAACTGAAGTAGATAAAGAAATACAAAGTGAAGGCTGGTCTTTTAATCAGGAATTTAATGTAGTCTTTACTAGAGATGCTAATAATGAAATTACTATTGGTGCTGATGTCTTAAAAGTAGATGCTAATGTTTTCGATCATCCTACTATTGATGTCATACAAAGAGGTTCAAAACTTTACGACAGAAAAAATAATACTTTTGTCTTTGATGGTGATTTAACTTGTAATGTCACATACTTTAGAAACTTTGATGAAATACCAGAACCAGCTAGAAGATATATAAACATCAGAGCAGCTAGAATTTTTGTTGATAGATTAGTTGGTGATGATGGTCTTAGAACTTATACAGGACAAGATGAAGCTAGAGCAAGAGCTAATTTATTAGATAGTGATTATGACAATGCAGATCATAATGTTCTAACAGGTGATCCAAACCTTAATAATGCAATGAATACATTTACACCTGCTGATGTTCTTAATAGGTAAACATGGGAATTGTATCAAGAGCTATACCTACTTTATTGAGAGGTGTATCGCAAGCATCTGATTCTTCTAAGCAGTCAGATCATGCTGATATACAAGACAATGCTGATAGTAACCCTGTTGTAGGTTTAGTAAAAAGATCAGGCATACAACATATTACAAACCTATCTACCAGCACACTAGGTAATGTTCATATTCAAACTATTAATAGAGATGTTAATGAGCAGTATGTAGCAATTTTCAGTAATGGTAATGTAAAAGTTTATGAGTTGGATGGTACAGAAAAGACTGTAAATAAACCTGATGGCACGACATACTTAAATACATCAAATCCAAGAAATGAAATTAAGACTGTAACTATTGCTGACTTTACTTTTGTTGTAAATACAAGCGTTACAACTGCAATGGACACAACTTTGTCTGCTGGCAATATTACACAGGCAGTAATTTTTATAAAACAAGTTTCTAATGATACTATCTATTCTGTGACTGTAGATGGAGTTACCGTAACTGATGACACAACCAGCGATTCTTCTTTAAGTACTGCACAAGTCGCTACTGACCTAGCTAATGGCTTGAGTAGTGGACTAAGTGGTTTTAATATTGCTAGAAACGGTAGTGTAATTCATGTCAAGAAAGCAGATGGCAGTAACTTTTCTATAGATGGAAGTGATACTCAAGGTAATACACAACTACAAGTTGTAAAAAACTCAGTACAAAGATTTACAGACTTACCTACAGTTTCACCTAATGGCTATGTAGTAGAAGTAAAAGGAGATGAAAACACTAACTTTGATAATTACTATGTAAAATTTGTAACTAATAACGGAGGTACGTTTGAAGAGGGGCAATGGGAAGAAACCATAGAAGCAGGAATACCTTTTAAATTTAACTATTCAACTATGCCCCATGTCTTGATAAGACAGGCTGATGGTAACTTTAGATTTGCAAGAGTTGATGGTGATACATATACAGTTAGTGGTCAATCTTTTGAACTACCAAAGTGGGGAGAACGTACAGCAGGTGATGAAGAGTCAGCTTTAGATCCATCTTTTATAGGAAGAAATATAAACAATGTATTTTTCTTTAGAAATAGATTAGGCTTCTTAGCTGATGACAACGTAATACTATCTAATGTTTCAGAGTTCTTTAACTTTTTTCCTGATACAGTCTTGACTGTAGTTGATTCACACCCTATTGATGTAGCTGCTTCTCATACAAAAGTTGCGATATTAAAACACGCAGTCACTATGGGAGAACAATTAATATTATTTTCTGAACAAACACAATTTGTTTTAAGTAGTTCAGCAGATAACTTAACACCTACTACAGCTAACGTACTTGTAGCTACTGAGTTTGAATCTTCAGATGATGCTGCTCCTGTAGGTTCTGGTAGTTCTATTTATTTCTTAACTAAGAAAGGTACTTTTGCTGGTGTAAGAGAATATATAACTCAAACAGATGTCACGTTGAAAGATGCTGCAAACATAACCATTCATGTACCAAGACTTATACCAAGTAATATTTTTAAACTGGCAGTCTCTAATAATCAAGATATATTAGTCTGCTTGGGTACTGATAATCCAAATAAATTATTTATAAATAGATGGTTATTTGGTGGGCAAGGTCAAAAGGTTTTAAATAGTTGGTTTACTTTTACCATCAATCCAAATAGACGTATAAAAAATATTGATTTTATTGGTACTGATTTGTTTTTAGTAATAGAAGAAGATAATGTCGTGACTTTAGAAAAGTTACCTTTTGAATCTGATTTCAAAGAAACTAATTCAGAGTTTGAATTTCATTTAGATCATAAAGTAACAGAAGGAAGTACAGGAGTTTCTATAGCTTTTAATGCAGGTACTAATAAAACTACATTTACAGTTCCTTATAGATTAAGAGGAGAGATGAATGTAGTTGGCAGGTATCTTGCATCAGGAGAAACCAGCACTTTTGTTGACCCTAATGGCACTACACAAACTTTAAAACCAGCAACTATTATTCAAACTACAAATCTAACTAATGGTAGTACAACAACTATAGAAGCAGAAGGAGACTATAGAAATGCAAAAGTAATTATAGGAGAACCATACGATATGCACTATAGATTTAGTAAGCAAAGAATAACAGAATCACCTCAACAAAATAGTGCAGAGATTATTAGTTCAAGACTGCAACTACATCATTTTTATATAAAGTTTGAAAAAAGTGGTTTCTTCCAAGTAGAAGTAACACCAGAAAATAGAGACACCAGTACACATAAATTTAGTGGTCGTTTATTAGGTGCTGCTTCATCTGCTATAGGAGAACTAAACCTAGAGACAGGTACATTTAGAGTGCCAATAATGAGTAGAGCAGATAGAGTTGATATAGATGTAAAGAATAAAACTTTTTTACCTACACTTTTAGCAAGTGCAGAATACGAAGCTATGTTTCACATGAAGAGCAGGAGAATGTAGATGGGTCACATGAGAAAATGTACATTAAAAGACTTGAATCATGTAAGTAAAAACATGAGAGATATAGACAGATTAGAAGCTTTATATCAAACTAATATGGATGCTGATGCAGCTTTACGAATTTCTTATTTAGCTAGTAAAACAATTATGGCGATCTGTGGTGATAATGATAATCCTATAGGCATCTGTGGTGTCACTCAGAATGGTTGTATTTATATGGTTGCAACAGAAGAATTGTTTGGCAATGATAAATATAAAATACAATTAATAAGACAAGGTAGAAAATGGGTTGATGAATTGCTGGAATCATATAAAATTTTATACAATGTAGTATATGCTGATAACAAGAAAGCTATGAAATGGTTAGAGACATTAGGCTTTGAATTTACTAAGTATCATGAAGAGTATGGAGAACATAAAAAACCATTCTATGAGTTTATGAGGATAGCCTAATGTGTTTTGTCGCTGGTCTATTTGATATAACTGGTGCTGCTGGTAATTTATTAAATGCTTCTTTAGCTTTAAGTGCTGTAACAGGTGTTGCTAGTGCAGCTTCTAAAAATAGAGTAGCTAGACAGCAAGCTTCATACGCATATCAAGCAGCAGAAAGAACAGCTTTATCTGCGGATGCTGCTCTTGCAGCACAACAAGAAGCACTTAATTCACAACTGTTAGAAAGACAAGCAGATGCAGCACAAAAAAAATTAGGTAAAACTATTGAAGGATTACGAGCTAGAGGTAAAGTAGCTGCTACAGAGGGCAGATCAGGTAGATTGATGCAGTTGATACAGATGGATGTAGAAAGACAAACAGCTATTTTAAGAGAAGGTATAGATCAATCTTTAGAGTCTGCTGAAACACAGTATGGAAGAGATGTTGCTGCTATAGTTGCACAAAGAGATAGTCGCAGGAATCAAGCTATGGATATACAAAATAGAGGATATACACAAGCAATGCAAAACTATCAAGGATTACTACCAACTATTGCTAATGTTGCTTCAACAGGCTTGTCAACGTATATAGGAATAGATGCAGGACAAAGAACATTTACTAATGCTTAAATGACTTATTCAGGTTTTCAATCATCAACAACACCTAGAGATACTTTTGTTTCTCAAAGTACACAACCTGCTATTAATACACAAGATTCTTTGTCTCAAGTAGCACAAGCATTGCAAATTATAGAACCTAACTTACAAAAATTTATAGTAAAAAAAATTAAAGATATAAAAGAAGAAGATGTTACAGAAGCACAAACAGCAGGTGCTAAGTCCGCAAGAAATTATACAAGAGTAGAAAAACTTTTATTTCCTGAAAATGTGGAAATAGATGAAACATCACAAGAATACGCTACAACTTTAAATGCTTTAAAGAAAACACAAAATCAACAGGATATAGAAATAACTAGAGGTAAAAGTATATGGTTTAAAAACGCATACGAAGAAGCTAAAGCTATAACACTTGGTAAGAATTTTAAATCTGAAATATCAAGTGATTATCAGACGTATAGAGTACCCGACTCCGTAACAGGAGAAATGAAACCACTATCAGCATATCCTTTTCAAAGTGCTGAAGTACAAAACTTTCTTGGTCAATACAGAAATAAAAACGTAGAAGCAGCAAACATAAGTGAGTTTTATTTCAATAGATCATTTTTGCCACAGATAGAAGAAGGAGTAAAAGACTTTGCAAAAGACCACGACAAAGATCATTCTTTCTACAAGCTAGAAGAATACAAAAAAACTGTTAAAGAAGATTTAGGTCTTGTATATTTTAGTTATATCAGAAATGTTACTACTGCTAATAAAGAAAATAGAGAACCAAACTTAGAGCAAGAAGCTAATGATATAAAGAATCTTGTAGAAAACATAACTCAGATATATCAAGCAGAAGATTTATCTAAGTTTTATGACGAGGTATTAATTCCTTTTATAACAGAACGTGGGGTACTGATGGCATCTATGACGGAACTGGGAGATGAAAGGTTTGATATGGCAATAGATTTCTTACAACAGTTTCCTAATTTATTTCCAAGAAAAGCAAAAACAAAAACAGAAGTTGTTAATGGAGAAGTTGTAGTAAGTCCAGTATTAGATAAGAATGGAAACCCAGAATATTTTACAAATAATGTTTTACAAAATAAAAAAAATTATGAAAAACAAATTAACACCGCAATAAAAAGTATTAATGCACTAAGAATACAAAATCAAAAAATAAATAGTCCTAGAGAGTTGGATTTAAAAACAAATAAAATGAAAGAACTTTTACAGATAAATAATATGAGTAAAGAGCAAAGAAAAGAAATATTAGAGATAGCATCAAGTGACCCTAAAGCATTGACTTGGTTAAAGAACAATAGAGATACATATAGACTTTATAGTGAAGAAGGTTTCAATCAACTTTTTTTTGAATTAGAAGGAGGAAGGATAAGAAACGAGAAGTTAGCTTATACCAAAATAGATGCGTGGTATGAAAATACTTTGAAGTTACCAAAAGATCAAGAGAGAAAAAATAAACTTCTTGGTCTTATAGATAGAGAAGTTAATGAAGAAAGAAATTATGCTAATGCAACAGCATCAAGAATAATACAAGGTAAAACATTGTATTTAAGAAATCTTGTTGAAACAGGTGCGACTAAAGATATGAAACTAATAGATCAATTAAGTGACACCATAGAAAGTGTAAGAACTAAGTTAGTTGATTATTCAGTAACTAAAAGAGTATTTGAAGAAGGAGAAAAACCAAGATACCCAACACTACAAGAAATTGACAATTATGGAGAAGAACTAAGACAAGCTATGGAAAGCAGATTAACAGCTATACAAAAATTTGTTTCTGATAAAACAGGAGAAAATTTAAGTATTAATGTTTTATCTCCTGAATATAAAAATGAAGAAAGAAGATTAGCTAGGACACAAATATTTGATATAACAAAAAGTGTTGTAGGAAAACAAACTATAGGAGGAGATGGCAATAGAACAAAACCAACTCTTGAAGATATTGAATTAAGTTATGATTTTATTGTAGAAGATGTAAACGCACAGTTTTTGATAAATCAGTTTTATGACGAAGATGGTAGTCAAAGTTCTGCTCAAAAAGAACAATTAGCTCAGTTTTTAAATCAGCTAGATATATCTAAAGAAGATATAGAAAAATATAATTTAGTAAAAGTTTTTAACGATATAGGATTTGATATTACAAAGAAATATCCAAATTTCACTAAGACAATAAATCAATACAACCAAGAAAATAATCAAAATCTAAGACTAGATGGAAGTGGTGATAGATTTGATACTTTAAATGAAACTGAAAAAGAACAATTAGAACAATTATTAAATAAACAGAAAGGTAGTATAGAAACACAAAATAACAATGAAGTAATACCTGAAAGCAATAATGAAATTAAAGAAAATTCAAGCGACTCAAGTGAGACTAAAGTTAAGACAACAAAAGGTCTAAATTTAAGTAAGGTTATATCTGACATAGTTATACCACCTGACAATTTTAATCCAAATGAATTATTTGCATCAGGTGATGTATCACCACCTATAGGGTCAGGAAAAGATTTTATGAAACGATTTGATAATTACCTAGATACTTTTTATGGATTTACTACAAATGACAGAATATATAAAAATATGCCTAACTATATGAAAGTTAATTTAATGGACTCATTTAGTGATGATGAAGCACAGCAGATAGCAGATACAAAAGAAAAAGAACCAGTTACAACAACTGGTGACTTTTTACCAAATCAAGATTTATCAGAAGTTAGATCTGATTCCACTCCAAACTTAGGGCTAAGAGATGGCAGTCTTATAGCTATGGCTTTCCCACTAGAAGGTAGAAAGATAGGAGAACAAACAGATACAAAAGTAGTAATTAATAAAGAACCTAATGGCATTAAACGTATGGAAGCAAACTTCCCTGTTATCTATAAGTTAGCTAAAGAAGTTGGTATAAAATTTCCTGAAATAGTAGCAGCACAATTCTCTGTAGAATCAGATCATGGACTTAGCGTTACAGGTAAAAATAATTACTTTGGTATAAAAGCAACACAGTCTGAGATAGATGCAGGTCAATCAACACTAGCACCTACATTTGAAGAAATAAATGGTAAAAAGGTAAGAGTGATGGCACACTTTAAAAACTTTGAAAGTATAAAAGAATCACTTGAACACTACAAAAAATTCTGGAATGATAATTATTTAGACAGAAAAGGTATTTCTACAGTAGATACAGTTGAGAAAGCAGTTAAACTATTAAAAGATAATGGCTATGCTACTGACTCAGATTACATTAAACTTGTCTTAGATGTCATTAGAGATGCTCAAAGAGAACCCCCCTTGTATTAAATGTCTGAAGAAGTAAACGAAATTATTGAAACACAGTCAACAGGAGAAGACGTTAATATTGATGTCAATAAAGTTGTAAACGAAATAGTAGAAGAAGAATCACCAGAAATCGTAACTAAAAATTTACCAAAGAAAGAAGAAGAAAAAATAGAAATCAACAAGGTTGAAGCTGAAACAAAGAAATTAGCAACTAAAGAAATTAATAACTCTGAAAATATTAATCCTATAGACAAACCTGCAACAGAAGAAACATCTTGGTTTGGTGGTCTTAAAAATTGGTATGACGAAAAACTTGCAGAAAACGAAAGAAAGTATGCAGACTCCAAAAAACAAATGGAGGAAAATAAAAAAATATTACAGAAGTCAGTTACAGGTAAAATTATTAGAGGACTTATAAATGGTCGTATAGCAAGCATCAATGAACTTTATGAGTTTGGAGATGATGTCTTAGACTTAGTAATGGGCGATCTGTATAATTCAGAAAGACCTGCTGATTTTGATTTAATAGGCTACAAAGAAGGTAGTACAAACTTTGGATTTCAAAGTCCTATTGGAGGAGAGTTTGAGGATGATGAAGGTGCTGTTTATGGTATATCAAAAGCTATTAGTCAATGGATTATACCAACAGGACTTGTTGCTAAAAGTTTAAAAAAAATAGGTCTTAAAAAATTTAGATACGCAATAGCAGGTGGTGTTGTTGACGCATCATTAACAGACCCTTATGACGCTAACTTTTTTGATTTTATAGAAGACAGGTTTGACGTGGCTAGTCCTGTTTTAGATTTTCTAACTACACCTGAAACAGATGCAGATGAATTTGAAAGATCAGCTAGAAGATTAACAGCAGTAATGCAGGGTTTAGTTGTTGGAGAAGGACTTATAGGTAAAGGCTTACCTGTAGCAGGTAAGGTTGTTAAAGGTATAGGAGATAAAAGTTTGCAAGCATTGTTTGGTATAAAAGACATTACAAAAGAATTAGCAGGTAAAAATGGAAACCAGTTAATTGATTTTGTAATGGAACAGTTCTACAACATGAAGAAAAATCCTAAACGAAGATCAGTTATTATTGCAAAATTAAACGACATAATACAAAAAAATGGTGCAGATATAAACAAAATAGAAGTTGATAATGTAGATAATAACCTTTTAGTTAGTCTTGATAATTATAAAAAAAATCTACAAACAAGTAAGAAATTAAAAAAATATTTTATAGATACAGTTGGTGGAAAAGGTAAATCATTATTTGGAGTACCACTAAAAGGTTCTAAAATAACAAGAACATTTAATGCTCACCATTTATATACAAAGTTTTTTGTAGATATGAAAGGTCGTACTGACCCTAACGCAGTCTTTGAATATATAAATGCAAGAG